TGCCGCCACTAAGGAAGAACTGCAGGACGTGTTCTCGTTTGTTTACAATAATCTCCACAGAACAAATCTCAAGCAGGATGAAGCCGTAGTTATGATCGCGGATTACATGCACAAACATGCATTTGCTTCAGATCCGGAGATCAACATTGCTGCGCTCTTCATTGAGCTTTCCACACTCGCCCAAATCTCCAACCGGAAGTGATATAGGTATCGATTGAAGCTGGTGAGACGCGGCAAGCTGGATGGGATGGGTGGCACATCCATTTAACAGCGGACATTTTGCGCGAGTTTCTACACTGAGTGGTCCTGTTTGTTTTCGCTTTTTAGTCTGCTTGTATTTGTAACCTTTTGTCGTCTTGTGTTGTTCTAAACCGGCGGCCACTCGATCCCAGCGCTTTCGCGAGCTCTCTCGCATTTTTGCTAGTGTTTCCTCCGTAAAAACACGACCCTTCTGCGATGACGAAGCGTGGAGTTTGAAGATTCGCCTGGCCATCTCATACTCTGATGATTTGAAATTGCGCTGGTGTGTTGGCCCCTTGCAAAAAGTCATACGATGAAGAGCCCAAATCATTTTGTGTTTGGCCTGCCCATCTACTATTTTTGTTAAAAGCAGGTGAACCACAAAATGCTGGCGAGCTGAAAGCTTGACTCGATTAGATTTGGCATTTGACCCGCCAAGACTCCGTGGCACAATGTGGTGGTCCTCAACATAGGTTGCATGAACATCGGGGTTAGCTATAATTTGAAAGTACCACTTGGTATATTTGCAATCGCGAAACATGGGCTTTCCTGTGTATAGCTTTATTTATTGGGCGCTGCAGTGACCGAAGCAGAACAACATACAAATCTTGGTAGCTTTATCATTGGGTGTTTAAGCTTAACAGTTGCGCTATTGTGGGCAACTGATATGTTTTTCTTTACCGAGCAGGGATGTGTTGGCCCTAACACATATAAGGGCTATTGGACCACTGAGTATACATGCAAGAAAGTTGGTTCAGATAATCTTCATGTGTGGACTAGAAATTAAATGAGTCAATCGCGATTCCTATCCGCAGTTGAAACCTGCGCCAATACCGCTGTGGGTTACGTCGTCGCCATTGCTTCACAGCTTGCGATTTTCCCTCTGTTCGACATCCACATTCCATTCCATGACAACCTGTTGATGGGTGCGTACTTCACAGTGATCAGCTTGATCCGTGGGTACATCATTCGTCGGTACTTCAACGGATTAAAGTTCTCGAAATGAAATACGGGCTTGATCTCTGTCTTCGGCAGGTTCGTCAATGGATGAAAATCCATTGGAGAGTAGTGCCATTTGCCGATGGGTTTGCGGTTAAGAAACGCGCCCTTGGCATTTGGTGGTTCCATAGGGTAATGGATCCAAATGCTCCCATCGACGCACCTGCTCCTCTTAGCGTGATTCGAAAATTCCATACTTTTAGAGAAGCGCTAGAGTTCATTGGGAACAATAATGGCTGATCGCGACTCATTCGACCTCTTTGCCTTACTCGGCCAGCTGAACAAGCGCAACCTTCAAGCGTACGACCAGCTCACCGATGAAGGCAAGAAAGCCGCTCACCCATTGGTGATCATGCGGTGGCTCTCTGGCACAAGTGACCCAGCGCAGATCATCCGCATCAACGAGTTCGCGAACAAGTACGTGTTCAGTCTTGGCACTGAAAAGCCGTTGCTCTTCAAACTCCTTGCTGCATCGTGCACCGGACGCTCATCACGCTCGCAGTGGATCAAGGGTCCTGGATCGGGATCTACAAAGCTGACGGTTGAGGCTATCAAGGCAAGGTACAACTGTTCATCCCGCGAAGCAGAGATGTATCTCGGGTCACTCGACGCCTCAGACGTTCTACAATGTGCTGAAGACGCCGGTTGGGACAAAGACCAACTGAAGAAACTACAAACAGAACTAGGCAAGGAAGATGGATCGGGAAGCGCTACGAAGGGCAGCCGCAAGCCGAAGAAATGATGTCGTTGTCACCAAGCCAAAAGCGGTGACATGGCATTGTGAATTCTGCTTGCGTGACTTCCAAACCGAAAATGGTTTCATGAACCACCACTGTGCCGACCGTGAACGTCTCGAGGAAATGAAGTCTCCTCGAGGTATTGCGGCGTACGCGTACTACAGTGAATGGATGCGGTTGCATAAGCGATCTGTGCCAGCGGCAGATCGCTTTATGACTTCTCGCCAGTACAACTACTTCATCAAGTTCGTTGACTGGGCCGAGAAGACGGCGATTCCAAATCCAAATCAGTTCATCAAGGTCATGGTTGATACTAGCACACAGCCAGTTCTGTGGTGCCGCGACACGACGTACGCCATGTATTTGCAGTGGTACGACAATGCGTACCCTCCACTTGAGCAGTTCATTGAGACGTACGATCGCTTGGTTGTGCGTGCGCAAGACTATGGCGTCCCCGTATCTGAGGTGTACCAGGCAATTGGTGCAAAGGATATTGCAAGGCTCGTCCGCCGCCGCAAGCTCTCACCGTGGTTGCTGGTAGTGTCGCAAAAATTTCTGAAGTGGGTCCAAGCTCTTCCGCCAACTGAGAAAGAAATGATCAGTGAGGCGATCAACTTTGGCGCTTACGCTGCCAAACTCAACCAAAACCCGGAACTCGCTCGTGAGCTCCGCGCTGCTTGTGAGGCTGAAAATGTCTGAACGCGTACCATTCGCCGAGTTCCCAGTTGAGACCCGCCAGTTCTACAGCCAGATCGTTTATCTGGCCATGTTGAACTTGACCGCCGTCAAGCAAGGCCTCTTCGATGTCAACCTCTGCGACATCGAAGACGATGAACTTTGCCTCTACAGTTGGTTCAGGTTCTGTGATCAAATTCCCGTCTTGAAGGTGCAACTCGGGCTTAAAATGCCTGCTGTTGAGTAAGGCTTTCCATGGACATCGACGTTGACGTAACACCGACATTTGAGCGCACGATTTTCCCGTGGGCTAGAGCATCTGTGGTGCGTGATGGACAGTTGGCTCCACACCCTTGCGGTGTCTACCCACAGACGATTCCAACCGATCCAGTCACTGGGTTGGCCGCCATTCCTTACGATGCGGCTGAAGATCTTGGGTACTTCAAGATCGACTTCCTGCACTTGAATGTGTATCAGTTCTTCAGCACCCGAGCTGAGATTGAAGAGCTCCTTGCCAAAGAACCAGATTGGACTTTGCTTCAATTGCCGTCCAATCATGCGAAGCTCTTTCAGCTTGCCAACCATGGTGAGCTTCTGCAGAAACTCAAACCATCAAACATTCTTGAGCTCGCCGACGTCCTCGCCCTGATTCGACCAGGTAAACGCAACCTTGTGCCGCTTTACCAGAAGGACAAGGAAATGGCGCGCCGGTTGCTGTGGGCAAAGGGTGATGAGGGCTACGCGTTTAAGAAGTCACACGCACTCGGATACTCTTACGTGATCTGGTTGCAATTGCATTTGATCGAACAAGGTCGTCTATGACTCAAATTTTCCTGGTGATTGCCTACGGTGGACAATATGAAGACGCGTGGGAGCGTGTTCTTCGCGCGTGCTACAGTGAAGAAGCCGCTCAAACCGCGATTGACAACCTCGTCAAGTACCTCGACGAGATTCGTGGCACTGAATTGCCAGAATCGCTCGAAGGATGCGACTTCGATTTCAATGATGACGATGACATCTGCAGGCATCACATCGCCTTGAATGAATTCAAGGATCAAGTGCTTATTGACATGGGAGTGCCTGAAGTCGATCGTGAATGGTTGCTTGAGAATTGGGAACACTCGTACCCGTTCTATCGCATCCAAGAGGTAGTGCTGCAATGAACCCTATCGTTTACGAAGCACTCTTCGGGCCAGTTGACCCGACCATGTACGTGATGTTCTTCGCCGTCATCGCGCTTTGCATTGTGGTGTATGGGGTTTCGTACACCGTTCTTACTATTCGTGACTGGTTACGTGATGGCATAAATACTCGGAGAAAATCCCGAGGAGACCAGCATGCCAATGAACAAGACACTTGAAGAGTACGCAGCCAACGGTGGTTGGAGCTCGCATTTCTTCGTTGAGAAGGCCGTTCCGCTGATTCAACAGCTCCAATCAGCTGGGGTTGAGGTTAAGATCGGTCGGCACGTCATTCACGTAAAGCATGGTGCCGTCAAGTTCAAAGCGTACCCGCATTACAAAGGTCGCTCTGAAGAATACGTGTCTATCACGGATTGGCGCGGCAACGAACTGCTGACAGTGCACTTTACCGAGTTCGACAAACTCGAAGGGTTCATCAAGAGTTTGCTCTCATCCCAAGAGCAATAAGCGTCGAACTGCCCGCGTGAAACAATGGAGGCTTATTAGCCTCCTTTTTCTTTGCGGGGACGACGTGAAATACAACCCTCCAGTCGACAATCTTCTTGTCGCAGTGACGTACGGTTCGCACTTGTACGGCACGAATTCTGCCACTTCCGATCACGACTTCAAGGCAGTGTACTTGCCTGACATGAAGGACCTGATACTCACCAAGACGCCAAAAGTGCTGCGCGTCCGCTTCGATGCGGACGGCAACACGATCTCTGACAGCGCCACGATGCCAGCAAACGGCTACGAAGCCGAGCATACACCAATCCAGAAGTTCGTTCATGACTTCTTGGGTGGTCAAGCTTACGCAGTGGAAACGGTGTTTGCGGTGGTGCAAGGCGCACACGTGCTTCACAAGCCGCCAGTTGGTACCTTGGCTTCGCGGCGCACCGTAGCGTTTGAAGCGCTCTGCCACTTCTTGGCTAAGAACTACATCCACCGCAATGTCAACGGGATGGTGGGCTTTGCTGTGAAGCAGACGTTTGACTACGTCCGCCGCGGCGAGCGCTTGAATGCAGCCAAGAATGTTCTCGAGGTTCTTCAACACGCGCTGAAGCACTACGAGATGACTACAGACACGCGCTTTAA